CACGCGCTGGTCGCTCGCGCCGTCGAACGGCCATGCGAGCTCGTCGTCCTTGTCGGTCCTCAGTCCGTTCGGCTGCTGGTCCTTCCATATCTGGTTGAAGGACTTTTCCTCCTTCTCGCGGGTGTCGTAGAACTTGTTGCTCCGCGTGGACCAGTAGGTGAGATCGCCGATGAGCCGTTGCCGCTCGTCGTCTGTGAGGATCGTCTGCGTTCCGATTCGTCTCATGGGCCGAAGTTGAAAAATTGAGAGTTGAGAGTCAAAAGTCGGGCGGCGACAGGTGTTTAACTCCTGCCGCCGCCCCGGGGGGAAAGCATTACGCCGTGTGGCGCACGCGGAACTGGCCCATCGGGTTCAGGCACGTGAGGCGAAGCGTCGTCTCGTGCCATCCGCCGGGGCCGCCGCCCTCGTCCACGATGCTGAAGTGCTCCATCGGCGAGAGCGTCGCGAAGCCCCACATCGTCGGGTCGATGAAGATGCCCGACTTGTAGCTCTGCGCGGTCGGGCCCCAGCTCGCCGTCTGCTCGTCCCACTTCGTCGCGTCCCACGCGCCGGCGGACTCGATGGCGGTCTTGCACTTGTAGTACTTGCCGTCCTTCTCGACGTAGTCGCCGACCGCGTAGGTCTTCGAGGTGGAGAACGCGGCGGTGTCGAACGGCGCGCCGGTGATGTCGTTCATCACGTGGTCGTCGTTCATCACGTGGCAGCGGATGCCGTCGAAGATGAAGTCGTCGCAGATGAGCTGCAGGACCTTCTTGTCGGCGCTCTGCTGGCGCTGGATGTTGCCGTTGTTGATGTTCGTCGCGGCGGCGAGCCATCCGGACATGATGCCCTTCAGGTCGATGCCGACGACGCCGACGAGCGCGAGGTTGCCAGTGCCGCGCTGCTTCTTGGCCTTGATCATCTCAGCCTTGAACAGCGCCTCGGTGAGCTGCGCCACGTCGCCGTCGTAGCCCGCGACGGGCACGAGGTCGAGCGGGATCGGATACACCGCGTGGACGTCCGTCGCCGCAGCGGCGTTGCCCCTCGGCTTGAGCCAGCACGCGGCGCCGCGCATGAGCGGCTTCTTCGTCTGCCCGTACTCGACTGCCTCCTGCTCGCTGAGCGCAGTGACCTCGACGGAGAGCGCGAGGTTCTGCGCGTCGAGCGCCTGCTTGGCGGCGCGGGTCATGCCGCGGCGGTCGTTGTGGCCGGGCATCTTCTCGCGGTGGCGGGTGACGCGGTAGCCTTCCGAGCGGAAGATCTCCATCACGTGCGCCAGCACGAAGTCGGTGTACTCGGCGACGTTCGCGCGGTTGAAGTCCACGCCCTCGGCGACGGCTGCGTCGCGCGCCTTCGGGAACGCCTTGACCTGGACCTTCTGCTCCCAGTCCACGGGCTGGCCCTTGATTCGGCCGACCAGGTTCTGGAAGAGCAGGTCCTCCTTGCGCGAGGCGACGACGCCGTCGTGGTAGTCGGGGTCGATGAGCTCGCGGGTTACGGTAAAGTATGCCATTTTTTAATCCTCCTTGTTCGAGGCGGCGATCATGCGCACGAAGTCCTTTTCGTCGCCGACGTCGCCCCAGTTTGCCTTTTTGCCCGACTTGGCCGCCGGTTTCTTCTTGCCGACCGGCTTGTCGTGCAGTTTCTTTCGTTCAGCCTTTTTCGCCGGCTTCTTCTTCGAGTCCGGGGACCATCCGGCTTCCTGCGCCTTCAGGCCGAGCTCGAAGATGCCGCGCACCTTCTTCTGGAGTTCCCTGCGGCGGTCGCCGTAGCGGTCCTTCAGATCGTCAAGCTGCGCCTCGAGTTTCCTCACGCGCTTCCTGACCGCGCCGTAGCTCATCGTCCTGCCGCCGCCGATGTCCAGCTCGTCTTCGCTGCCGTGCTCGTCGAGCCAGTCGCGGTACTTTTCGATGACCTGCGGCAGATCGGCCATGTCCTGGAACGCCTCCGCCTCGGCCTTCGTCATCAGGCCGGGCAGGATCCCGCTCGCCTCGGCCGCCGCGAGGATGGCGCGTCCGTCGTCCCCGCTGAGCTTCTTCGCCTCGTCGAGCTCCTTTTCGAGAGTCTTCACGCGAGCTTCCGCCGCGTTCTTCTTCTCGTTCAGCTGCCGGATGCGCTTATTCGCGCCCTTGCCGGAATCGTCGCCGTCGTCGGGGTCGTCTTCGTCCTCGTCGTCGTCGGGATCTTCATCCTCGTCGTCGTCGGGGTCGTCTTCGTCCTCCTCGTCGTCGTCATCCTCCGGATCTTCATCCTCGTTGTCCTCGGGGTTCTCCGGGTCGTCCTCGGGTGCATTGCCGCCTCCCTCGTCGTCGACAGGCGCGAGATAGACGGGCATTTGCCCGAGCGAGAGCATCAGCAGTTTCCAGTTCATGGCTTTTCGTGTTCCTTCTCCGGCTTTTCGGCAGTCGGCGCCGTTTAGGTGACGCGGTCTCCTGTTTTACGAGTGCTGCGCAATGCCGCGACGTTGCGCGCTCGACAGGAACATTTTACAAAAAGTCAAGCCCCGAAAACGATTTTTCGGGGTCTGGAACGTCGTTTTCGGGGTAACGTTACCCCTAAAACGCCTTTTTTGCCCTTCTGCTTGGCTGCATAACCTGCCGCGCGGGGGTGTCTCACCACCACACGCGGCTCTTGCGCGGCGAATGTGCCGCGCGTCTTGTTGGCGGCGGAAGGTCGGAAGAACCTTCAGCATTCAGCCTTTCGACTTTCGACTTCGCGACGCCAGGCGCGGTCCAGTCCCAGATGTCGCTCATGACGGCGTAGCGGACGAGATCCACCATGTCCTTGCATGCACCCTTCTGCCCGTCGTGTCCTGTGAGCATCGTCATGCACGTTATCGTGTTCGTGCAGTCCTTGACGAACTTGAGCTTTCCGGCAGTCAACTTGTCGTTAATCCGCGTGTAGCCGATCTCCACGCGCTGTCCGTCCGCGACCTGCCATCCGTCGCAGTAGTCCTCGAGGTCTTCGATCAGCGTACGGTTCGTCGACTTCGAGATCTTCGACTGCGCCGCGGCGCGGGAGTCCAAAAGACGGAACTCCATCGTCTCGCCGTCCTCCAGGCGTTCAACCTCGTCGAATATCTGCTGGTAGCCCCAGCCGAAGCTTATCTGCCCTTCGCCCCTGGCTCCGTCGTTCAGGCCGTCGTTCTTGTCGCTCGGCACAGCCCACGGACCAGGCACGCCCTGTCCGGGCACGTCGTAATTGCCCGGCCATTCGCGGTACATGTACATCGTGCCGGTCGGGATGTGGTAGCGGAACCATCCGAAGCACCAGTTGCGCTCCGGGCTCGGATCGCACACCATGAAGTCGACGCAGTTGTCGCGCGGCACATCCGCCGCGTCGACGACGTTTCGCTCGATCGTCTCCTTCTTGAACATCTTGCCCTTCAGCTCCTGGGCGACGCCGTAGACGCTGGCGAGGATCCGCTTGTCGCTGCCCTCGCCGGCCATCTTCGTCGCGATCAGCTCTGCGGGGAGTCCGTAGGGGTTGTCGCTTCCATAAAACCAAACTGCAGCTGCCTCTCCGCCCTGGCACACCGCGACGCGCGGCGTGAAGTCAAACTCTCGCCCGTCAGGACCAGGGCCAGAATATCGACCATCTCCCGTGTTGAATAGCCATTCAAAGCAGTCCTCGGGGCGCGATTCGGGCACGCCGCAATCGCCGCCTTGACTTTCTCTACGCCACGCCGTAAGTTTCTCATATTCGCTCCTTTCGAGGTTTAGTTCGCGCCACGGCTCGCGCGGTCCGCCGTCCCGCGGACGCAGATAGGCGCGGTGCCACATCGTCGTGACTGCGCCGTTCAGAAACGCGGCGACGGCAGCCGTGTAGCCGTGCAGCGGGGTGAAGGTCCCGACGAATACGCCTGCCCGGGACGCGATACGCGTCGTGTACAGGTCGTAGTGTCCCTTCGGATATTCCTCGTCGAGATGCGCCAGGTCGCATTCCACGCCTTCCTGCGATTCGGTTGTCTGCTCGTAGCTGACGAAATCGAGTGTCGAGCCGTTCGCAAGAGTGGCGCGGCTTCCGGCGAAACCGTTCTTGTCTGTGTAGCTGATGTTCTCCGTCGCGCTCGTCGCCTTCTTCGTCGCGATGTTCTTCGCCTTGACGTCTTCCGGCATGTAGTTCCAGGCGCGCGGCATCTGGTTCTTCTTCTGCGTGGCGTGCGTCTGCGCGCCGCTCACGACCTTCTTGCCTCCGAGCATGAGCGTCTGCACGCACAGCTTTGCCGAGAAGTCCGTCTTGCCGGATCGGTTCGAGCCCATGACGAGGGTCTTCGTGACAGGGTGCGCGAAGCCGAGGCGGCGGCGCATCGCGTCCGCGAAGCGCTCCGCGGTCCAGTCGTCCCCAAGTCGGCGCTTGATGTGGGCGCGCTCGTAGTCGCTCCAGACGGGGTTTCGGATCAGCGCCTTGACGACGTACCAGATGGGCGGCTCGTAGCCGTAGTGGTATGGATCGCTGCGCCGTCGGTTGATCTGCCGCATGCGCATCTCCTCGAGGAGCTTCTGCGCCTCGTTCGTGTCCATGCCCCGCTGGTTCGCGAACGCGACTACCTGCTGCGGCGTCGCGGGCTGGATGAGCGCGTCACGCATCGTCGTCCCTCGTGCGCCTGCGGTTCTGCCACTCCTTGACGCCGCCCTCGTATGCGACGGCGAAGCGACGGAGCGCGGCCATTCCGCCGCGGATCTCGGCGAGGCGCATTTCGCTCAGGCGCCCGGGGCTCGTCAGTTCGTCCTCGAGCTGCGCGTAGACGTACTGCGCGACCAGGAGCGGCATGCGGCGCGAGCCCTCGTGTGTCGCGGCGAAGAACGCCTCGACCGTCTTCTCGTCCACGTCCGGGATGCGCTTGAAGTCAAACGCCGGAGCATGGTTGAAAAGTTGAAGGTTGAAGAGTTTCATCCGATCCCCTTTCGTTTCGTGGTTTCGCCCGCGACCCATTCGCCGCGCTTCTTGTCCCAGTGCTCCCAGCGCCCGGCGCGATAGCGCTCCTTTACGACGCCGATGTGGTTCCTGTGGCCGTTGGCGCTGTTGCCGTCGTTCCAGTTGCCGTCCTCGGCCTGCCAGTGGTAGCGCCGCTGCATGTCCTGCCAGAAGCCCTCGCCCGCGTCGGTCAGGACCTCCTTGCCCTCGGTGGCGACGGCGTTCATGACAGCGGCGCGGCTCTTCGCGCCGACGCGTCCCTCGCCGCGCTTCGCGCCGACGGCGCGCCGCAGTTCGTGGAGTTTCTTCGACTCGCGTATCTCGAGTTGCTTCTCTGCCTCCATGCGCCGGCACGCCGCCGCATACTTGGCGTCAAACGTCGGTCTTGATTTTATTCGCATGTCGATTTCCCGTTGTTGGTTGTGACTACGCCATCGAGCCCCAGCGCCTCGCGCGTCGTGCACGGCGGACATACGCCGACGTGGACCTTGCGCGGATCGATGCCCATGCGCGACGCCTTGCGCTTTATTGCGCACGAGACGCAGTAGCGCATAGTCTTTTCACATTTCGCGCCGCATGCCTTGCACGTGCGCGACGGGTTCCGTGTCTTGCCGCTCATTTGCTTGCCCGCCCTTCGTCTGCTTCGCCCGCCGCCCCGTGACGCGCGCTATCCCAAGGCCTGCTACTGCCCGCACAAACACGCGCGTCCGGTAGCGACGAACGAAAACTCTCTTCACTCTCGCGCTTCACCCACTGGGCCTCCTTCCACTTGTTGCACCAGTCGTCGGCGTCGACGATCTTGTAGTCGGAGCGCGCGGCACATTCGCCGCGATCTTCCAAGGGCTTGCCGTCGCCCTGCATGACTTCGCAGCGGAAGTGCGCACAGGTTTTGCAGTATGCGCTCACTCCGCTCTTCCTTCCTGGCGCGCGACGGTCGCGCCAATCTTCTCGACCGGGGACGGCGAGACGCGCCTTTCCTTTGCGCGGCGGCGCCGCTCCTTCGCTTTGTTGTTTTCGCCGATGTACGCATTGCTTGATGCAAGCGTGCAGAGCAGTGCGCGCCTGAAGCTGTTGGCCGACAGCACAAACTTCACGTCTCCGTCGATCGAGAATGTGCCCGTGATGGTGTCCTCGGTCGGCTTCTCGTTCCTGACGGTGACGTTGTACACTTGCCTTTGGCTGTTGACCGCGAAGCCCGTCCAGAATCCGTCGCCATGAATGAACTTCGCCGGAAGCGTGCCGATCTTCGGATTGTCGGACTTTTCGTTCGCGATTTCCAGCGGCGGGTTGGCGAACGCGAGGCCCTTGACCGGCGGCGGATCGAAGATTCGCTGTTTCGCCTGGTCGCAGATGATCTTCGCGATGCCGCGCAGCGCGGCGACGAAAAGGTCATGGCACTTGACCGAGTCGTCCGGCTGCGTGTGCTGCGCGCCGAGGCAGATCGTCTCGATGTCGCGCACGGCCTGTAGCATGAGCTTGTTTTCTTCTTCGATGTTCATCTCGTTTTCCTTTCTTGGTTTGTGGTTAAGCCTCGTCATTCGCCTCCTCCCAGTGCCAGCCGGTGAGGTTGCGTCCCGTATCGTCGTACTCGCGCACGAAGTGCTTGACGTCCGGATGCGCCCTGCGCTCCTCGTCGTGCCGCGCGCGCATCTCGGCGTATGTCTCGCCCATGAGCTTGCAGCCTCGCTGCGGCATGGCGTTCGTCATCTCCAGCCACCAGTCCTGCTCGGTGTAGGTCCAGTCGTCGCACAGCTGCTCGAACTTCCCGACCGGCAGCTTCTTCTGCTTGCCGCCAACCGTCACCTCGACGTCCTCGCCCTCGATGTTGCCCGGCCTCATCAGGAAGTAGTTCGGGAACATCACGAACGGCAGCTTGCCTCGGCCGCCCTGCTGGTTCTTGAGGACTTCCACCCACATCGGCCTGAGCGCCTTCGCGAGCGACACCTGGCCGCTCCTGCGCGCGACCGCCTCGTCCGCTGTCTCGTCGTTCGCGTCGACGACGCCGTACTGCCATGCCTTGTCCGCCTTGTCGCCGAACGCAAGCTGCGTCGGCGGGTTCTCCTTCCAGTACTTGCGCATGTCCTCGTCGTAGTAGATGACGGTCACGCTCGACGCGGCCCTGGCGATCTCGGCCGAGTCGCCGATCGAGTCAAGCCCCGGCTCCGCGTACTTGCCCTCGCGCAGTTCCTTCTCGAACTGCCGCGACAGCTGCGCGAGGCAGATGATCGGGATCTTCAGCCGCTTCGCGACGCGCTTCATCGCCTGCACCGCCCGCTGCACTCTGGTGTACTCCGGCATCTGGCCCTTCTCGTCCGGCGAGACGAGCTGGATGTAGTCGATGATGACGGCCTTCCATCCGAGCGACTTGACGCCGCGGTGGCACTGGTACTCGATCGTCTTCGCGCCGTCGTCCTCGCTGATCCACACGTTGTCCGACTCCGCCGCGCGCTTGAAGCCGCGCTCGAACTTGGCGACGTCGTCGGCGCTTGCGCCGAAGTTGAGCTTGGCAAGCGAGACGCGCTCCATTATGCACGGCAGACGGTCTACGAGCTGGTCGCCCGCCATGTCGATCGATATTATGCCGTGCTTTATGCCGCGCTCGTTCCAGAAGACCGAGAGGTCGGCGGCCATCGTCGACTTGCCCTGCGAGGCAAGCGCGGCGACGATGTGGAGGCCCTTCTTGAGCCCGGTGAAGATCTGGTTCATGCAGTGCCACGGCCAGGGCAGCCCGTCCATGAACGCCCAGTTGTGCTTCACAAACCGCTCCTCGTGGAGCTTGCGCTTCATCTCGATCGAGCGCTGCATGAAGTCGCCGATCTTCCTGAGTCCGCTGTCGCTGTCGGCCAGCGACTCCTGGAAGTCGTGCAGATTCTTCGCGAAGTCCTCGATCTGGATCCCGATGTTGTCGGGCTTCATCTCGGAGAGCCATTCGGCGGTCATCTTGTGGACCCTGCCGTATATCGCCTTCTGCTTGAGCGCCTTGAGGTAGTAGTCGAGGTGCGAGTCGATCGCGTTTGACTCCATGAGCTCCTCGAAGAGCGGGACAAAGCCGATTCCGTCGTCCGCCTCGTACTTCTGCTTGACGTGGAAGACGTCGAGCGTGTGGTGCTCGCGCCACGCGGCGGAGACGGCGTTGAAGAACTGCTTGTGCCGGAGGTCGCGGAACCAGTCGCCCTTCACGGCGAACTTCTCGATCGACGACATCGCGTATGCGACGCTCGCGTCGTCGCGTCCGAACGCGGCGGCCAGCACGCCCAGCACCATCACGTCCGCGCTTGCAAAATCCTTGTTGTCCATCAGTCTTCTCCTTTCCGGGAATCGTCTTCATCCGTCGACCCTCGGTATTCCCGTGCGATCGCTACGATCGCCGCACCCACTGCGACGAGAATACCGACGAACGCAATCGAAACCGCGGCAATTCCTAACGCCTGGTCGCCTGTCATCGCGCCACCTCGACTTTCACGAACGTGCCGGTGTGGCGGCGGCGGTCCTCGTCATACTTTGACGGGAAGTGTTTTTCTTCGAGCCGGTACTTCCGCCAGGAAGTCGTCTCAAATTCGTCCTTGAACCTGATCAGAACCGTCTCGCCGACCTCAATGCCGTCGAGACAGCGCATGACCTTGAAGCGCTCGCCCTTGCGGTTGCATCCGCTGTTGTCGCCTACAGTGAGTTTCTTGGAGTTGCTCTTGCTCATATCCGGGTCCTCCTGGTTGTTGCAACGTTCATATCTTCCGCGCTTTCGGCAGAAGTTCTACCGTCACGCAATACCCCCCCCTGCGTCCTGAGCCTTCGATGGCGACGCAGCGCACCGGTCCGAGAGCTGGATCGCGCCAAATCTGCCACAGACGCGGGACGAAGCCAAGCGCGTCGACGGTGTATTTGTGAATCATGCTCATACCGCCTCCCCTCCCTGGCAGTTGCCTCGCTGCTCGATCGTCGTTCCATCCGGCATCTTCCGGCGGGTCACCTTGACGACTCCGGTCGCCGTCACGCAGTCCGCCGGAGCCGTCGGCCTGCGCGTATACTTGCGCTTCTGCCGCGGCGCATCCGGCGTCTTCGCATTGTCGGCCGAGGCGATCTCGACTCCGAAGCAAATCTTTTCCAGCGCTGCGCTCATTGCGGTTGCGAGCATCTGTTTCGACACGCTGTCGGCGACGGCCATGTTGACCTTGAATGATTCGATCTTCATTTTGTTTCCCTCCGTTTGGTTGTTGAAGTCATGCTATCTCCGCGCCGCAGTCGCCGCAGCCGGATCCGACGCTCTCGGGCGCCGCTGTTTTTTTTCGTGGCGGCTGCAGGTACTTCTCGTCGACGAGCCACTTCGTGATCTTGCCGGGCGCATACTGCCAGTCGTCCGCCTTCCACGCCTCGGTCCAGGCTGTGAGGCCGTCAAGCACCTCTACAAACCACTCCTCCAGGCGCGCGCTGTTTTTTTCGGCAAGCGGGAGAAGGACTCTCATCAAACTCCTTCGGTTTGCCCTCATACGGGCGAAGGCAGACGATTCCTCGATCGCGCCCGCCAATGTTTCGGCTGCGTCGCGCGGCGTCGCTGGCGACTCGCCGTGTGCCGCCCCATTCTTCGGTCCGCCCTTCAGCAGGTCTTCCGGCTCAATGACTTTAGGCACCTTCCCGCCCCCCTTGGGGGGCTTATAGGGGGATATACTCTTGCTTTGCCTATGGATATGGGTTGAAGTTGTAGTCAATTGATTGTCATTGATATCAATAGATTGCAATTGATTGTCATTATAATCAATGTCTGCCAATTTCCGCTTTGCTTCCCTTGCTCGCCGAGCTTCTTCTCTTGCACTTTCTCGGTGGCAGTTTATAGCTTTGTATCGCACGGTGTTGACGCGATCAAACCCCGCCTTCAGCGACTTCGCGAACGAGGCGAGGAGAGTGTTCTTGATGGGCGTATCGAACATGACTGCGGCCAGCACGTCGAAGCGCTGCTCCTTCGTCAGGCCCTCGTCCTGCAGCATGACTTTCATCTCGCGCGTGACGAGTGTTCCAAGCTCTTCCTGTGACTTCTTTCTCACTTTGACTTCCTTCCGGTCTTGACTGCCGAACTGCGTTCGGCCGTTTCCCTTCCTCCGACGATTTGCTTCTCGAAGCGCGTGATTGCGCGGTTCTCCTTGCCGATCTTCCGGCAGCGCGCGCGCTTTTTGTCGCCAGGCGCGACGACCTTCAGCGAGACCATATCGCCGACGGGCTCGACGACGAGGATTCCGGCTCGCTCCAGATTGGCGATGTACGCCATGCACTGCGGTCCAAACGTCTCCTTAAGGTCCCAGCGGTTGACGAGGCAGTTGTTCCTGAAGACCTCGCGCACGTAGAACGCGAGCCCGATTTCAGCGAGCGGATGCCTCGTGATCCGCGTCTCCTCGTACCAGCGGCTCATCAGTATGGCATGTCGTTTGGAGCTGCGATCCACTCGAGACGGCTTCCGCCGGGCGCGTCGACGCGCAGGCAGTCGAAGACGTCCTTGTAGTGTATCGGATACGCCATGATGTTCCGTGTCCTTGCATACATGCGCGTGCCGGTCGCCTCGAGCTCTACAATGCAGATGCAGTGGTTCACCGTCGTTCCGACAAGACGCACCGAGACATACTTTCCGGAAACGCGCTCGAGCTGCGCGGCGAAGTCAGGCACTATGCCGTGCTTGATGGCATAGGCGTCAATCCACGCCTTGGTCATGCCGACCTCCTCGCCTACGGCGTCCCAGTCGACTCCTCGCGAGGTCTGCGTCCTCGCCTCGGCCAGAACGCGCCTGTGCACGCGCAGATAGCGGCACGCGCTCTTGTCGGTATAGACTGCGACGTCTTTTTGGTCGCTCGACGGAGCGCTCTCGGACGCATTCTCGTCGCGCTGGCGCGATTCGTCGCCTGAAGATAATCCGGACTGCCCGGAGTCGGCGTTCCCCGCCACGGAGACGCCGACATCCGGGCATGAGCTCTTAGGCCGATCCGCATCCGGTGACGGTTCGGCTGCATCCGGGGCGATCAGCTTTTCCCCGGCATTGGCTATATCCTTTGTTTCCCACGGCTTTTCGGACGCTGCTACGGCGCGCGCGTCCTTTTTTTCGGGGCTTCTGAGAAGCCTTTTGAACGGTGTCTTGCCCATGTTCTTCTCCTTTCGTGGATGAGATGACCTGCAAAGCGAATACATTTTAATTTAACCCCCCGTCGCGCGCGGCCCCCGGGGTCCCCCCGCCCCCTCTCGGGACCGGGGTCTTCAGCGGCGCGTCGGCTTCAGGCGCACCAATTTCGGCCCCGTTACACAACGAATTACACAAAGTTTCATTATTCCCCTTATTTTCGTGGGGTTCGTTGTTCAGTTCAACAGAGCGAGACAGGGTATTTTCGTTCGCCGTGGAACAATTTTCGGGCATTTCGTCCGCCTCGCTGCGCGCGGATTTTTTTTCGCGATCCAACCCATTTATCACGTCGTCAAACTCGTCGATGTCAATGACTTCACCTGAAGCCGGAATGTCCTTGCGCTTGTCGTCGGGAGTGATTGATGCGAGCTTGACGAGTGTATCTATTGGGACCTCGGCTGCTTTTTTTGGGTCTGACAGCCGATCGTAGATGGCTTCAAGGGAACGTAGTTGGATGATTCCATGCAGTTTGTCCGCCTTGGATTTAATAAAAAGAGCCGCGCGCCCTGCGTCAGTTTCATTCCTGCTCTCGAGCGCCATGTCGCGGATTGTGCGAACGGTGTTGACGGATACGCGAAACCTCGCAGCGACGGCGCGAATGGACAATCCATCTATAAAAAAGGCGGCGGCGACGGCCCTGAATACGTCGGGGTGTCGCTTGAACAGCACCTCGCCGGTGTATGCCTTCTCGTCGGTCATGTCCTGCTCGCCAGGGCGCGCGGGGACAATGGTGTCCTCGAAGCCTGGCAGCGCTGTCGGCGACATGTCTCGCTTTGATTTAGGCATAGCGCGAAATCTCCTCCTGCTGGTGTAGCCAGTCGTCGATCGCGCACAGCCGGATGAGCGGTCGCTTGCATCCGGCGGGAATTACATAAGCCAGGCCCTTCGCGCCGTTGGTGAGGCGGTAGACGTTTATCGCCTTGGCGACTGAGGCCTTGTCGATTCCTATCAGACGCGCCGCGCGCCTGATTGATACAAGCTTTAGGCGGTCGAGGTACATGTCACGCGCTCCTTTGCAGCAGCGAGTTGATGATGGCTGTCTCGTTCGCGTTTGCCGGGACCGCGGCCGAAACGTTGTAAGTTCCGATCTCCGTCTCGAGCTGTGCGGTCTCACGGTCGCAGACGATCTCCACCGTGCCGCATGAGAGCTCGTCGACGAACGCGAACTGGAGGCTTGCGCCGTCTCGTCCGATCAGCGCGGCCAGTCTCCTCGGCTGTCCGACGAGCGCAGGCGTCGCATGGTAGACGGATCCGATCTTAAAGCTGCGGCTGAACATCCGGGACCTCCTTCCTGATTGACAGCGCACCCGCCTTGACGATGCAGAAGCGGACGGCCGAGGACACGTTCATTCTGTTCGCCTTCACCCATTCGGTGAACTCTTTCGCGTCTTCGGGTTCAAGCCTGAACGCGAATGTGGGCGATTCGACTTTGCCTTCGGTTGGTTGTTTCATGCCTGCCTTTCCTTCCGCCCGAACAATCGGCGGAAAAATGTTATAATACCGCTATGCCAAGTTTTGACATTTACGCACTTTTCAAAGACGTCGTTGCGTTCTTCAAACGTCGCGGCCAGAAGCTGTCTGTCCTGAAATATATCGCGTCCGCAGATCACAATCCCGCTGTTCTCTCCATAACGAACATGACGGATTACCCCGTCTCCATACGAGACTTTGGCTTCGACCACTCCGGCGTCTTTGTCTCCGTGAACGAGCCCTACGTCCAGTGCAGCGGCGTTCGCATAGAATTTCCGCAGACGCTCGATCCACGCGCAACGCTTGACTTGCGCATAGCCCTTGGAGCAATAGACCTCTGGAAGGCAGACGACTGCTACTTTGTCGATGCCGACGGAAGGCGGCGTCCTGTAAAAGTAAAGTCGAATCTTCCCGCCGCACGGTAGCTTCGTGACGACTTCACGATTCATTTCCCGCTCCTCTCCTCTCCAGCTTCGGCGCGGGCGATGATTGCCTTCAGCGCATTCGTGAAGGCGTTGTCTTCGCCGAACTCGGCATCGACGATTCGCAGCAGCTCGCGTTTGCTCCGTGAGCGCACTCTTTCATCGACCGGATTTGCATTGAGCGATTGCCCGAATGCAATCACGGCTTCTTCAAAATCTGTGCTCATCTTGCCCTCCCGTTTCACTTGACTTTTGATTGGTTCTTTGGTTTACTAAGTATCGCTCTGTTGAACAGAGACACGGACAGTATATCGGCCGACTGGCTGCTCGGTCTCACCGAGGCGCGAGATTACACGCGGAATTACACAAAGTTGTCCGCGCCGACTTCACCGCCTCCTCCGATCGAGGAAAAATTCAATCCGGAGACGATTGCTCTCATGCAGCAGATCCGCAATCTCGAGTCCCGCATCAAGGCCCTCGAGACCCAGCCGACCTTCGCCTGCGGCTGACGCGCTAATCGTTAGACGGCGGCGCAAGCTTCTTTATGATCGACCGCGCCGTAAGCTCGTTGACCTCTCGGTGCCTCGGAACAGGCTGTGATACGCCTGTAATGACATTCCTGTACCAGTCGTGGTCTGCGCCGTGCCTGACAAATACAGCGCCGTCCTCAACGATGCGCGCTATGAGATCGCGAAACTTCATGAGTATTCAAGAACGCCCGTGTGGCGCGTCGACGGCTGAAGTTCTCCGGTGCGCAGCATGGACTCGATATCTCCGCGAAGAGACAGTAGCATTCTTTTGAGGTCTTCAAAAGTGTAGCCTTCTGTCGTGTAGTCGGGATAGTCATTCATGTATCCCAGCCACATTCCGTCTGGCTCTTGCCAATATGTGAAGTTAAAACTCATCTATCTCGCCCTCTGTTGAACATAGTATAACACACGCGGCGCCGCCGCGTCAACGGCGCCGCCGCATAATTTCGCGCCGCGCCCGCCGCTGGCATATACGACCGGTTCGAGGACTGATTTACAAATCGCCGCGGATCATGTAACGCTCGGCATCTTCTATCCCCATCTTCCGCGCCTTGCGCAGTGTACCCTGGATGACCTTGCGCCGGCGCACTTCCTCGTTTTCGTGTTCGGTCCAGCCGTTCAGGAACCGTTTCTCGATGAGCCGCATGTCGTGGTCGCTCAGGCCGTATTCATTCTGCCAGCCCTCCAACAGCTCCGCATATCGCTGCGGATCCGTCCGATTCAGAGCTCCACCCTTCCCAGAAGACTCGAGCATCAGCTTGCGTGAGAGGTAGTTCCGCACATGCTGCAGCCGCTGTTCGTCGGCTCTGATCGGCTTTGCGTCTTTCTCTGGGCTGCCGACCTGCACCTTGACGAAGCTATTCAGCACCGGCGAGAGGATCGGTATCTTCTTCAGCGCGAGCCCGATCCACTTTGGCGCGGCGCCCATTCCGTTGTCGACGCCCTGCCTGTCGACGGCCATGAATCCGCGCGCGCCGACGTCGTTGTAAACCTGCCGAGCCATGGCCAGCGCAAAGTCGCCGCGTGTCTCCCAGCTTTCGTTTCTGAGCGCATAAAGGTCTCGGTCATATGTCGGCGCGCCCGTGAACAGATCCGTCGGGTTCTGCACCATCGTTGCTTCGATCGTGTCGCGGATCACCTTCAGCGCCGGCGTCGCGATCGCCAGGTCTGGCGTCACCGGCCTAATAAACGTGTCGGCCAGCATCTGCCCGAGCGCGAGGTCGTTCTTTGCGCCGAGTGTGTTCGCAAGCGCCGCCGCCGCGAAGTCCGCCGACGGCGCGAGCAGGCTGTCCTCGTCGTTGAGCGGCGTGCCCAGGACAATCGTCGTGTAGCCGTCGTCGCTCACCCAGAGCGGAATCGTCTGGTAGTGGTTGCGCACGTAGTTGGAGAGGTTCCGGTTTGCATTCTCGATCCATTTGGCGAATCCGTACACTTCTCCGAGCGGCGACGCTTTCGCCTTTTCCTCGTCGTCGCCGTAGAGCGCACGGATCGCCCGCGTGACAAGCCCATAGGTAATCGCGCTGCCGACAAAACGCCCTACCCACGTCCGCGCCATCTTCCCCAGAGTCTCGCCCGGACGCTCCCGCATTGCGCGTACCGTGCGCGTGACGCCCTTCTCTGTCATGTTGAAGAACTGCGTCATGTAGCGCTGGATCGTCCGCGACTCGGTTCCCTTGCGCTCGCCCTCGGCGATCGAGACGTTGCGCTTGACCGTGAGCCCGGACTCTTCGACACTGCGCTGCGCGCCGTACACCGCGCGGTCGTGCAGATATGCGATCGACTTTGCGAGTACGTCCTCGTATTCCTGCTGCCGCTCGTTGCGCTTGAACGGGCTCTTGACGAGATCAACCGCGCGCCCGAGCCGCGTCCGCGCCGCCTGCTGCTGCATCTGCGCGACCATCCGGAAGCCAGCCTTGTTCATCATGTCGTTGGCGAATCCCTGGGTCTCGCGGTTTCCGTAGGCGGCCTTGTTCGGCAGGAACATGTTGCCCTTCAGCATCTCCATCGTCTGACGCAGGTCCTCGTGCATCTCCGCGACCTCCGCCGTGTCGCCGCGCGCCTCCGCATCCCACAGACGCTCCTGCCACGCCGTCGGATCCTCCAGAAGCTTCGCCATCCGGCCTGCCTGCTGGATATACGGGAAGATCGTGTCGCGCCCGAACAGCGCGCCCATCGCCTTTGCCGCGCCCTTCGAGTGCCGCGCCAGGTGCTGGCACGCGAGGTCCACCGTCGGCGCCATCCCCGGCGCGACACGCAGCACCGTCTTCAACCACGTCTCGTGCATCCCCGGCATGTTCTTCTCGATGGATCCCGAGTTGCGCATGACGTTGCGGTTCCAGTACGCCACGTTCCAGTCAATCATCAGCCCTCTGGCCGCGTTGTGGAACTTCGTCAGCCACGGCATGTTGTCCGGCGTCGACTTCATGCCCTCCGCAATCTGCTTCGGCACGATGAGCGTGCGCCTCACGCCGTTCTCAACGTAGTTGATCGTCCCGTACCGGCTGCCGGGCTTGACGTCCTTGTCGCCGCGCGCCACGTCGCGAACGCCCTCGACCTTCGCCTCCAAAAGCGCGTCGCGCAGATCCAGGACAAACTGATTGCGCCGCGCCGACTGCATTAGCATCTGCTGCTTCTCCCAGGTCGCGCTGCGGACTTCCTGCTTTGCGCCCATCGAGCCAGTGAGCTTTGCCTTCCATGCGCTCTCGTTCAGCCCCAGCGCGGACGCGCCGCCGCGCGGCCCTGCATAGGTGAACATCGCGCCGATCACGTCGTCGCCGCCGTTCACGCCCGCCGCACGCGCCTTCGCCCGCGCCGTCTCGATCGCGTCCAGCTCCTCGGCCGACTGCACCCTCTTCGTCGTCACGTAGTGTGCCTGCGTCCGGAAGTAGTCGATCATCCCCTTGCCCCACATCCGCTCCACGCGCGGATCGTTCAGGAACTCGCGCTCCATGACGGAGAAGAACTCGCGCCCGTATTCCTCGAGCCGCGCCCACTTCTCCGCGCCAAGCCGTCGCGCCATGTCTCCGAGCGCAAGCCTCGCCTGCCTCGGATCCATCCCGTAGCTCGCCGCGCGGCCTTGCGTCTCGACGATCCGCATCATGTCCAGGTACGCGCTCTTGTCTTCCTCAGACAGTCCCCATTTCTTCGTCGCCTTGTTCTCGAGGAGCAGGTACTGCAGCATGTAGCGCCGGCCCTCGTTCCAGGTACCGCGCTCCATCGCCGTGCGGCTCAGCTCCATCCTGTTCTTGAGGTGGCCGATCTTCTGCGAGAAGAGGTCGATCTCGTTCTCGACCGCGGCGATATCCGCCTTCGTCGCGCCTCTTGCCTTCATCTCGGCAAGCACCTTCCGTCGCGCCTTGAGGTACTGCCGCGTCTTCTCGTCGATCCGGACGGCGACCGCGCCCAGCGTGTCGTGGAACGTGACGATCACCTTCTCTTTCGCGTCCGCGAGTCTGCTGCCGGCGGAGATCTTCTCTGTGCGATCGGCTTCCAGCTCCTTCAGCGCCTTCTCGACCGCCAGGCCCTGGCTCTTGCGGACGGCCTCGAACACCGCACGGTGCGAGTCCTTCGAGAGCGCCCGGAGCGACAGCTCCTTGAATGCCTCGGCGAGCTTCGGCGTTTCCGCGACCGTGCGCAGAATCGCCTCGCTCCAGGTCGGCGCAATCTTGCCCATCTCCTCGGGCATTATCAGCCACGACGCAAACATCTCGTCCGTCAGCTCGCGATCAGATTTGATGGTCGAACTGCGTTCGGCCTCTCCGCCGCGCGCCCAGTCCAGGAAACGCTTCGCCTCTTCCGCCATCGCGCCCTTGGCTCCGCCCTTCTCGGCCATGAGCGCCTTGACGTTCGCGCGCACGGCATCGCCTATTTTCTGGACGCGCCCGATCACGCCGCCTTCCTTGCGCGGCATGTCCATGACAATCTTCGCCAGCTCGTTCGCGTAGACGCCGCGCGCGGCAGATTCGCCGCCCGCTTCGGCACCTCTCGCCCGGCGGTCTGCGATCTTCAGGAGCTCGTCGCCAAGCTGCCCTTCGCTGCGCTCGCGCTCCCGCCGCACTTCGATCTCCGAGTGATTCGCCGCCCATGCCTCGTCCTCGTTCCGGAAGAAGCCGTGCTGCTTGAGCCGGTCCTTCGCGGGCGCGACGTCCGTCTTGTCGACGAGCCCGAACACGGACGCCGCGATCGTGAGCCGCCCGGCCTTCGTGTGCGCGGCAAATCCGCCGCGCGCGATCTTCTTTGCGATCGTCGCCGGAAGGTGGTCGCCGGTGAGCATTTTCCGTAGAGCTTCCATTTCGCTTAGCGGAAGGCTCATCGGACGGACCTGTCCGACATTCCTGATCGTCGTCCTGGGCTGGTTCAGCCGCTCCAGCGCGGCAGCCATCGAGCCAGGCGTCTGCTCACCGCGCCCCGCGTCGTCCGCGACGCGCGCGCCGCCGATCATCGTTGCCTGCGGCGTCCCTCGCCGCGCGATCCCGTTCGGCCCGACGACAAAGTCGCCAATCTGCTGCCCGCCGACAGCGAACCGCACGTCCGGATTTCCAGAATCGAACGTCCCGATGTTGTCCGTCGCCGACTTCACCTGTGCGCCGCCGTCCAGCGGCACATAGCTTATGCCACGATACGAGATGCCGCTCTCGCCGGGATCGCCGCCCTCGTCGTAGATGATGCCGTCGTACTTGTCTCCGAAGTTCTCCTTCAGGAACTCGCCGTCGATCGTGGACGCCTCGGCCCAGTCGAGCGCCCCCGATTTCCCCTTCTGGAATTCGTGGTCGGGGTATATCTTCTTCAAGTCGGCAAGACATTCCGGACGTCGGATGTCGAACGGGTTGCGAATGTTCAGGTAGTAGGCGCGCACCTTGCCGCTGTTTCCGGTATAGCGCTTCGCATATTCCGGATCGGCCGTGAAGTACGCCTCGGGCTTGATGACGCCCTTGCCGGGCTCCTGCGCCAGCGGATCGTACTCCGAGCCGCGATACACCACCAGCGGCTCGCCGTTCTCGTCGACGACCTGCGACCCGCCGAACCAGTTCTTGAACTGCCGCGTCGCCGTCTGGCTCTTCACGATTCCGGCCTGCCCCTTGACCGGCGAATCGGCATCTGCTATACTATGCAGTGTTCCGTTGCCTTGCGGCTTCTTGGCATACTTTAGCCCTGCACTCGCAAGTTTCGGATTTGCCTGGGCCAGCTTGGTGAAGACCTTGCTGGCCTTTGCTTTGTCAATGTAGAATATCCCCACGCCACCGTTTTCCTCGGTCTCAATGGCCTCGGAGACGAGTCCTTTCCACGTGTTCTTTCGACCGTGCGCACTCGTTAAAACATGAGCAGTAATGCGACTCCCGTCTGTGTTTGGCTCGCCGTTTATCACGATAGGCAGAATCATGTCGCCGTCTGCTGTCGGAACGGACGTTATTGCGACAACGCTTGTGTCCTTGCCCGTGGGCGACTTCGACGCGATTACCATGACGGGTTCCTTCAATGCCGCTGGCACGCGCTTTAGGGTGCTTCCAAGTCCGTGCATATGCCCGGCTATTCCCCACTGCTTACCACGCATCTCGTTGAAGAAGCATGTCTCGATGTGGTGCTGCGTCATCATAATCGGCAGCTTGACGAATCCAATATCCTCAAGCACAGACGGTGTCTCGCCGACGAAAACATAGTCGCCACTGATTGCCGTCGCTTTCTTGCCGTTCTTGCGACGGTTCGCAACGATCTTGTCGACGGCCTTGTCGAACGGCACCTCGTAGTACCGCTGCTTCCCGTCGCCAAGTGCCGACGGCCCGACCGCCTTCCCAACCGCGAACCTCACAATCTGCCGCGACTCCGGAATATCCTCGGTCTCCCACGGCGGAGTCGCCGCGCGCTCCTCCGGCGTCATGTTCGCACGGAACTGCGCATTTCTCGCCTCGACTTCGCCGGCGAGCTTGAAGTATTGCCCCATCGGCGAGTCGGTGTGAGAATCGTAAAGCCGATTGATCTCGTCGCTGAACTCCGCCGGAGTCTTGCCAGCCTCCTTCGCCGCCGCCTCGAACGCCTCCACAAGACGCTTCGGCATTTCGCCCCGGGTCTGGTCAGATGCGATCTTCTGCGCGTTGCTAGCGATGATGGCGAGATGCCTGTCGTTCGTCACGTCCATTCCGTTGGCTTCCGCGAATACGCTTAGCGCATGGCCAGTATTCCCATCGAGAGCATACGGGCGAACCGGGTCCGACGGGCTGCCGCCTTTTGCGAAGCTCTCGAACAGCTGGACGGCGTGCTGAAGCTCGTGCTCTATCGTCTTCGCGCCTGCCGCGTTGAGTCCCGCAGCCTTCCCCTCGCCAAGACCATACTTGGCGTAATCCGTTATTACCTGGTACTTCTGCGGCAGTTTGATTGTCAGCGTCGCTTCATTGAAGTTGCCGCCGACGTTCGTCGGCATGCCCTTGTGGAACTCGACCGTTATCTTCTTCGCCTGAGGGTATGCCTTGAAGAAGTCGTCATTTTTGACAAGCTCGGTAAGCCGATAACGGTAGAAGTCATCTCCGCCTCCCGTGAAGTGCCGTTCCTCTGGGTCTCCATGCCATGCTCCACGCCGCATTCTCGGCAGCTCAAAGCGCCACTTGCCGTCTTTGCCCTTCCACCAGCCGGTCTCGCGCCAGATCTTCTCGCGGTCCGCGCCGGTCTTCTCCATGGCCTCGGCCTCCGCCGCGCCCTTGATGCCCATGTTAGACGCTGCAACCCTTCCGCCGACGGCAAACTTCGCCGCGCCCCCTTGCGCGCCTGTGGCGGTTACCGATACGGCTTCACCTTCGCCTGCCGCATTATTTCCTCTGGCGTCGGGAACTCTCCCCCGTGCTGTTTCGCCTGCTCGTAGATCCAGATCGCTAGGTCTATCGCCCGCTTTTCTGTCTTGATTTCCATCTCGACCTTGAAGATATTCGGATAACTCATTCCCGATCCGATCAAACCAGTAAGCAGAATCTCGTGTGCCCTTGTAAATTTCTGACTTGTACTTCTTGTCGAGCGCACTGATCTTTTCGCGGTTGCGGTCATTGATTTTTATCCTGTGTATGTTTAGGGGATTCGAGTCTATTATATCAAAAATATAGTAGGCTTCGGAAGTGAACAGGCCGCACGATTTCGGAATGTCGCCGTTGTTGTTGTGCGCATAATCAGCCAAAATCTTGTTGTATTCGCTGCGGAACGCCCTGCGCTCGTTGGGTGGAACGCGATGTTCAACCTTGCCGACGCGCTTGCGTCGCACCGCGAATCTTCCTTCCGCCTCGTCGTGCGCCAGCTCGCGCATGGTCTCCCATTCGAGGTCGAAGCCGGGCTCGCCCTCTTCGATCCGGCTCAGAATGTATTCCGGCACGTCCATGCCGCTGTCTTCCCAGCGACGCCTCGCCTCGTATTCCGCACGCTCGGCCTGGTCTGCGTAGTATTCATCCAGCTTCGCGTCTTCTAATGAGCCCTTGCCGTCGCGCGTCGCCTTCACCCACTCGTCGTAGTTCGCCCGATCCTTCGCCAGCATCTCCACGAGCTGGTCCGGCGTCGCCTCGCGCAGCGAATCGTTGTGCAGCACGCTTGCCAGTTCCTCGCCGATGCCGTCGTTCTGCCCTGCTTTCGGATACCTCCCGAATATCTCCGCAAGCTCGCCGTCGAATCCGTTGCGGCCCTCGACGTAGATCTTGCCCTTCTTCGACATCCGAAGCTCGACGCCGTTCAGCCGGTTCTTGATCCAGTCCGTGATGTTCGCGTCGTCCGTCGACAGCACGACCCGTCCGCCTGGCTGCGTCCGCTCCATGTCCACCGGAATGTTGAAGAGCCGTCCCCGGTCGTTCTTCCACCTGAGAACGCCGTTCGATCCGCTCCCGTCCGCCTCGTCGTAGCGCTTGATGCTCTTTTCCTTGAGCGGCACTTGCTTCCTGGTGCCGAACTCCTTGCCGCGCAGCAGCTCGGCAGTCACGGCGTCCGCGAACTCGCCGAGCGTCATCTTCTCGATCTGCGCTTCGCCCAAGTCCGCGAGTCCGAATGCGCCCTTGAACGCCTTCCAGAAGTCCTTGAGCCACGCCTTCAGCTCCGCGCCGACTCCCTGCGCCTCGACCAGTTTCTCGCCGTTGTCGCCTATCAGGTGTGCAAGTGCTTCATCGCAGATTCCCGCCTCGTCGCCCTTCAGGTAGCTGTATTCGTGACCTTCCGTCTCGGCCTGCTCCTTTATGCTGCGGTAGTAGTCGCTACCCTTCACGAGCTCCATGCCGCGCTCCCACAGCCTGCGGTTCACGCCCTTCATCGACTCTAAGGCCAGGTGTCCGTACTCGTGGATCGGGATGTTGTAGTCGAGCTGCGTCGGATTGAAGTGCAGCGTCCCGTCCGGGCTTGCAAAGCCGTAGATGTTGCCGTGGTTGTCAACGAGCCGTCGTCCGTTCGACACTTCCTCAAGCGCCTTCCTAAAGCTCGACTCGTCGAACGTCACGCCCTTGTCCAGCGCCGTCCGCGCAAGAACGTCGAAGAGCTTCGCCCTGGTCTCGAGACGCGCCTTCGCCCTTTCAAGCCCTTCCGTTTGGACCTTGTTGAGGAGCCCCGTCGCCTCGATGTTGGCCTCGACGCTGCCGAAGTCCAGCACCGCGCCGTTCTTCTCGGCGACACGCTGAAGCTCCGCGACCAGCACCGCGCCGTCCGCCCAGTTGCCCGGCTTCGCGAGCTGTCCCTCGCCCAGCCCCTTGACGGACAGTTTCTTTGAGACGTTGCCGTTCTCGTCCGTGCTCTCGCCGAACTCCGCCGACATGCTGCGGAAACGGCTGCATCCCAGCACGCCGCCCTCGATGCTCGAGAGCTTAATGCTCGAGATCTCGCTTGTCGCGCCTTTTTCGGCTTCCAGCTTTAGCTCTGTTTTCGCAAGATCAGCGGAAGCGTCAAGCTCTTCCTTGATTTCGGCTTCATTTCCAGACTTCCAGGATGAGAGGAACGTGCCGAACTCCGACATCTCGTTCTCCGCCATCTTCCTTGCGAGCGCTGCATCCCCTTTTGCCCGCTCCAGGATGCCGTCGATGAACGCCGCGCGCGCCTCTGTCGCCTCGGCGCCCAGCTCCGTGTGCGCGGCCGTGATCAGCGCCTCCGCCGTCTCCGCGTCGATCGAGCCGTCCTTGACGGCCGATTTAAGCGCGTCTGTGCCATGCGTGGCAATGTTGACCGCCTGCCGCGCACCGCCCGTGAGATGCCCGTTCTCGTCGCGTCGCACGACGCCGTTGAGTTCCGCGTCCTCGACGGATCCGATTCCAAGCTCTTCCAGTGCCGTCAGCTGCTCGCCGACGTTGCGGCTGCCCTTCATGTCGTGGATCTTCACCGCACGCGCCTCCGGCGCGAACGGACGCATCGCCTCCGCAACAAGCGACTCCAGCCCATTCGCGTCGTCAACCTGTGTGTGCTTGTTCGTAAGCCGCGACTTGGCAAGTGCCGCGACTTTCGCCGCGATCTCGACATTGCCCTCGGCCGCCTTGAGCGCCGCGTCATTGATCCGACCCGACTGCGCGCCGTCCAGTGTGACGCGGTCCCTGAGCTCCGCCGCGGCAGCCTTCGCGCCTTCGACAAACTGGTCCGAATACTGCCGCCGCGCCTTCAGGCCCTCCGCGAGCGACGAAAGCGACGCGCCCTCGTCGATGAGCTTTTGCGCCTCGTCCACGTCGCCGGCGATCTTCTCCGCGAACTGCTCGGCCCGTTCCGCCGTAAATCCGTCCGACGTAACGATCCGATAGAGGTTTACCAGGTCCTTGTCCGTCAGCTTCGCCGCGCGCTCCTCGCCGGCGAGCTCGGCGACGGTCTCCTCGACCCTGCGCCCGATCGCGCTCTTGCGGTCGAACTCCCTCGCCTCCTTGAGCCCGATTTTCTCGAGGGCACGTCCGGACATGTTGAGCGAGAGTCCGCCGGTCTTCATCGCGAGATGCATCGCCAGCATTTCGGTGAACAGCTCCGCGTTTTCCTTGACCGAGAAGAACTTGCCGACCCACTCCGAGAACGACTCGCGGTCCGCCGGATCCGCCACGGCCAGCCCGACTACATTGTCGGCCAACTCCTGGATCCGGCTCTTGAGCATCATATCTGGGATCGAGCCAAACTTGCCCTTCGAGTTGAGCCATCCGATCACCTTGCCGATGTTCAATACACCACGCCCGGCGGCCGACTGCTCGAGCCACTGCGTTGCTTCCTGGACGCCTTTCATCGTTCCGCTTGTCGCCTTTGCAAGCGCTTCCGAGACCTTTGCGCCCGCAGCGGTCTGTTCCATCTTACCGATGGCCTTTGCGCCGAGCCACTTTGTGGCCTTGCCAAGCCCCATCCAGATAAAGCGTTCCGTCGCTGCGCCGGTAATGCCCTTCAGCACGGCCATGTCCTGGCTCACCTCTTCGCGCGGCACCAGGTTGCCAGCCTCGTCCCGGACCGGATTACCGTCCTTGTCTGTCCGCCACCAGATCTTCGTCGGCTGTCCGTTCTCGTCCAGGACCCACTTCCCCTCCAACAGTTGAGCCGCGCGATTCGTCGCGTCAATGCCCAGCGTCGCCATTGCAACTGGAAAGTTTGCCATCGAGCCGACTAACTTCGTCGCGCCAGCGCCGCCGACAACACCCTTCTGCACCCAGTTAAGGTCGTTCTCGTTTAGCTGCTGCTGCGCTTGCTCGCGCACCTGCAGACGCTTTGCAAACTCCGGCGCGACAAGCTCCTTGTAGAGCGCCTTGCCCTTCTCCATGTCGAACTTCGTGTAGTTGCCCATCAGGTTCTTGCCGCCGTAGCCCGCCTCGTCGGTGATACGCTGCATGTCGTCTTCGGAGATGCCGACATCTTTGGCGAGCATCCTTGCCTCGATGTCGCTTTTGAAGTCTCCCTCGTAAAGCCTCTTTATGACATGCCACTGCCGATTGTACTCGGCGTCCATGATCTGCCCGACGACGGGAATGTTCTCGGCGATCGCCTCGACCGTCCCGACCTTGCGCCCGGCCTTCGCGTCCGTCTGCGCACCCAGTGTCCCGAAGATGCCCAGGCTCTTCTTCTCCGGCTCAGCCGGCTTTCCGTCCGCGTCGAGTTCCGGCAGCGAATTGAGATCGACTTCCTGGCCGACCGGCTTTCCGTCCGCGTCGAGTTCCGGCAGCGCGTCGAGATCGAATTCCATGTTTTAAGTTCCTTTACTGAACGCGCCTCTTTCCGATCGGCTTTCCGTTCGCGTCTTTGACAATCTCCCACTTCGCGCCGGTGCTGTCGGTGGTAATGTTCCCGCCCTGCTGCTGCGCCTGCTCGCGCCCGGCCATCACCTGGGCGCGGGCGTCCTCGAGGCTGAGCTTGCCGTCCGAATTCTTTATGAGCTTGTCGGCCGCGTCGTCGACGTTTTTGCGCGTCTGCTCGTCGAGCCGCTCGTATTTGTACTTCAGATTTTTCTCGAACCGCTCTTTCTCGGCGAGGCGCTTCTGCTCCTCCAGGGCGTTTTTCTGCGCATTCTGCTCCGCGGCCGCCTTTGCCTGCGCTTCAGCCGCGCCGACTCTTGAGCTCCCTTCGATCTTCGCGACCCGCTCGCGTCCGCCGCCTTCGCCCCATTCCAGCCCGTGCTGCTTCAGGCCGATGTCCGCGATCTCCTTCTTTCCGGCCCACTCCTTCTCGGCGAGCGACAGGGCATTCTGCCCCTGCTGCCGTGCGATCCGCTCCTCGCTGCCCTCGTGGTACTTGCCGTCATAGTCCGTGTAGCCGTACCTGAGCTTCCCGACCTCGACGCCCTGGTTCTCCATCCCCAGGCGCTTCTCGTGCGCGACATCGACCTCGCCTTTGATCTTGTCGCCGAGCATTCCGCGCTCATGTTCCTGTAGCTGCTGGCGCTCATTTTGCTGCCGAGCATAGCCGAGCGTCGACTGCCTCTCCCACGGGTTTACCGCGTTAGGATTCGACTCGATAAACCTCGCGCGGCTCGCCATGCGCCGTTCGTGCGCGGCTGCGGCAATATCCGCGAGCTGGTTGTTGCGATTGTTGGTGCTGTTTCCGGCAAGCGCCATTCGACGTTCGGCGTCGGTAATCTTTTCTGCAGCGGCGGCATCCTTCTGCATGTTGTCAACGTCGTTGTCGTCAAACCTTCTTCTGTAGGCCATGAGCTTGTTCCTTTTGTGGTATCGCTCCGCGTCGTTTCGCCGTTCCATTGCTCCGTCCTGGAGCGAGGCGCTTCACGCCGAAGCTCACGCCAATAATAGCAAAACGACGCCAGTCAAAGAGCAAAACAGCCCCTTCTGACGTCGTTTTCGGGGTAACGTTACCCCTCTCGGCCATATTTCAGCCGCTTCTCGCCCGCGATTCCCCCTCGCCGCGCAATATCAGGTCGATACAGATTTGATGGCTGAACTATGTTCGGCCAATCCAGTCACGCTCTTCGCAAAGGCCGCGAAGGCGTTGCTTGGCAGCGCCGTGTGGCTCTTGTAGGGATCGCAGTAGTACTTCTCGATCGTGTCGCGCCGGTCGCCGCTCAGCCTTACGGCCTGATCGACTCCGCCGCCCTGGTCGGCAGGCGTCACCAGTATCGTGTGAATGCAGAGCTTGCGCAGCTCGTAGCTCGCCTTGCCGTAGTGCTCGCGGTCCAGCCCGCAGGAGTCCCGCAGCGAGGCGTTCACCTTGTCTTCCACTGTCCTGAGATTGGGTATGAACACCATCCCCGGCTCAAACTCCTCCTGGTGGCCGGGCTCTCCCGGCTTCGCCGCCTTCCCGAACTCGGCCGGCTTCAGCGCCTTCAGCCGCTCGTATAGCGCGTCGGGGATCTCGATGTCGACTCGCCTGTTGGACGACTCGCGCGTCTTGCGCGGCTTGTAGACGAGCCTGTGGTGGCCGTTCGTCGCCATCGGGAAGTTGTCCGCCGTAAGCCTTCCGATGTCTCCTGGCCTTATTGCAAGCTCGAGCATGCAGATTGCATAGAACGCGCAGCTGGCGTCTCCGTCCTGCATCTTCATGTACCAGTCCCATATCTTCGCGATGACGGACGGCGACAGCTCCGTGTACTGCTTTGGGTCTGCAGCTTTCCCGAACAGTGACGACTTTGGAATCACCTGAGACTCTACGATGTACCCCCGGTCCCGGTATTCTGCGATCGTCCATTTTGCCGTGACCGACTGCAGCGCCGAGATGTAGCTCCACGCGCTCGTGCTGGTTAGTCCGCGCCCTCCTTCCGCGACTGGATCGACAAACTTCTTTGCGATGCGCCGGATCACGTCGAAGTCCATCAGCTCGATATACGGCCGCGTGTCTCGGATGCCGCTTGCGTCAAGACAGTAGCCGAAGTTCTTGATAGCCGTTTCAATCGTGCGATCAGCCTTCTTGAACCGTGGATCTGTCTGACGCGTCCAGGCAATGTCGGAGAACGTGTCTATAAGCTCCTTGATGGACGGGACGCGTAGCCCGGCAATACCGGCCTGGCCGACGGATGCGGCTTGCTGAGCGACCCAGCGATTGTATTCGCTCTGGAGTTCGCGCGTCGGCGTGTCGTTTTTGGTCAGCAGCAGCTCGACGGGTGTCTTCACGGTGTAGGTGAAGCGCGAGCGGCCGATCATGCACGAGAAGCGCATGGTTTTGCCTCGAGCGCCGTAGCGCAGCACGACGCCCGGCATGACAGTCTTCAGTTTGGCCATAATCCCTCCGGTCTTGTAGACGACTTGTTGATATCCACACCGTAAACGGAGTGTAAACTTTGTGTAACCCCATACACATTTACACCATTTCCCGCCTATTTTGTGTAATCAATTACACGAATTATAACACGAACTTTCGCGAAAAGTCAATGCTCCTCGCATTTTCTGTAGCTCAATGATTTATCACTGTAATTCCGTCCAGTTGAGCTACAACCCCGTCGTTTTTCGGGAGTTTTCGGAATTTTAGTGTAATTTTTATGTAACCCCGTGAGGTCCCGCACTTCATTTTCCGAAAACGGCGGGTATTATATCATGTTCATCGTGCGCGCGTCAAGACGGCCTCGCGCGCAAAAGACAGGCGGCAAAACGACTGGAAATCAGCTGGTCATAAGTTTGGGTCTCGCAGGTTCTTGAAGCGCCAAAGTGTGCGAGACATCGACGACTGATGGGCGTCGACGCGGGCTGGTGGATTGTCGGCGCTCAGGTCAAGAGATGCGGATGTGCTTTCGACTGACAAAGATATGTCAGCCACATGCCATCCCTCGTCTGTATGCGAGAAGCTGTTCCAGCTGCCGTCGTGTGCATCCTCCCACTCGAAGGTGTATATGTCCACGGAAACAGGCGAGCCGTCTACGACATCGACATTCGCGCCGAGAGAAATTCGGCCGGTCGGCACCGGGATTAAATTGTACGACACGCCGAGAGTTTTGGCAAAGTTGTCGTACAATCGCTCTTCCTCGCTGCTGCTTATTGTCGCGCGCTGTGATGCTGCGGCGACAACGTTCACGCCTCCGACGGCCATCATGCGGTCTTTAACGGCTATGTCCAGGTTTACCAGCGCATTGAGCCAGCTTTCCGTCAACGCCGAGAAGCCTGTTCCCCGTATGGAAGTTGGAGAACGTCTGAATTGACGTGTGCAGGCGCAGTCGGACGTGCTTCGGCGGTTTACAAGATCGTCCCATGCCATGCTGGTTTCGTTCATGTCGTGGGAACTGGCGAGGTCGAACACGCCTGAACCAAGCGCGTCCAGCATGATTTCCCAAGTAGGCATTTCCACTCTCGCTACAACATTGCTTGCCCAACGATCCTTGGATGGCGTGAATCCCCCTCTTTCGACCATATTTGAAATCACGCCGGCACGCTCTGAAGGCTCGCATCGAGTGTAGACGCTCGCGGCTCGCTTCGTCAGTCCCTGGCGGAGGCGGACAACCGCGTTGGATGCCGAAGTACCCGTGGCGTTTATGGTCGTGCATGGTCCGTCATAAGTTATCCAGGGGCTGTATGGTTCATCCACGTCCATTACGACCACGTCGAGCATAGACATCGTAACGATGTTGCCTTCGCATTCTATTTCTCCGTAGTACGTGTAGACGTCAAGCGTCGCATTCATTCCTTCCAGATCTCCGCCAACTGCAAGATTCAAGCCGTCTACTATAAGATCTTCAAGCTTGGCGTCCGGCAAATATAATTCCGTGGACCTCCTGAACGCGGGAGATATGTCGCCATACAGCGTCGGCGGTATGATGCGCGCGGTGGGGTGGCAGGTCCCGATTACTGACACGACATTTGTGACGTGATTTGTAGCGAGTGACCATTCGATGTCCGAGGTGCTGATAGTTGCGAGGACGGAGCCTGGACCCTCTGGCGGTATTGTAATCGAGGGGATCGTGTATTCTGCCTCGTAGCCTTTGTTTCTCGTCGCCTCGCTGCTGACGAACGGAAGATATCCCCGGGAGCAGTTGTCTGTCGTGATTTCGGCCTGCCGCTCGAACTGGCAGATGATGCCGAGACGCTTCCAGTCAAGCCGAGTAGTGGCGTTGCTCCAGTGTGCATAGTCGTCGTCGTTCCATCCGGTGTCGCTCGATAGAACGTCTTTGATTGTGTGCAAGAGTGGAATGCGCATCATCACATGCGCCAGCGCTTGCGCGGAGTCATAATAGTCTTGCCCTCCGACAACGCCCCAGTCGCTGGGGTAAAGCCATGCGCCTGGCCACCGTAGGTCTCCAAGCCAGTGTCGCTCGTAGACGGGATTGACAGTCTCGTTTGTCTCGGCAGGCCAGATGTTTGTGTCGAACTTCAGTGCGCCGAATCCTGGAAAGACATTTGCCCATGCGTTGGAGTCCGCAGCGCGGAACGGCAGCGTCTCGCTCCAGGACGTCGATATCGGGATTGGGGCTTCGCCGACAAGAGCGTCGAGCTTTCGCGATCCATATGTGGACATGACCCCGCGGTGGTATAGGTTTGTTCCGTCTCCCTGCTGCCACCACTCGTCGTTCTCCGCTTCCACTCGGGCCAGCCAATGTTCTATTGGCCGATCTTCACCGTAGCGTCCTCTGTTCAGCCAGTCGAAGACCCGCATGGTACTGTTGGACGGATAATGATCGTGCCAATATAGATTCCACGCATATTTCTCGGGGTAGTAATCTCGCTCAATGAGCCCATCGTATGCCGAGAACACCACGCCGACGAGATTGGAGGTGACGCGCGTGTACTCGGTTCCGCCCGCTCCGCCGGTGTAGGTGCCATAGGGTATCCAGCAGGAGTTTATACCGGGCGCGGCAGATGTGCCGCGGAAGGTCGTATAGTCGGGGAGGTAAAGGTAAAGATCGTTCTGCTCGGTTATGATGGCGGCGTGCAGTGCGGACGCTGCCAATACGAGGAAAATGCTGATTCGCTTCATGTAAGCACCTCCGCGAGATAGACATTCGGCATGCGTCGCATGTCGAGAGTGATTTTGCTGTCCGCGACACGATAGAGCGGGATCGTAAAATACGCAACGTCGTCTTGCGCCGACTGGAGCGCCGCGAGATCGGCATAGCACTGAAGCGTCGCCTGGCCTGCTGTGGACGGCGTTGCGCCGGCGCGCAGGGCGATGAAGCCGTTTGCGCCGGGTATCGTCTGATCGCTCATAAGGATTGTCTTGCCGCAGTTCTGCCAGTAGCAGTTCGTGAAGCCTGTGACGATGTAGGTGGGTTCCTCTTCGTCCTCCTCGGGCTCTTCGTACACTGGCGTGAACGGTCCTTCGCCGGCCGATGTCTGCTGTGTGCTGATCTGGCCATGATGACCTCCGCCTGCAGCCATCTCAGCATGGGCGACGGCGGCCTCGAGCTCGGCGAGCTGCGCCTGGTATTGCGCAGACTCGTTTGCTGTCGCTACCGCGCGAACGGCGTCTTCCATGAGTCGCCGGATCGCTATCGTCTGTTCTGCTGTCATGACGTGAAGTATGTTCTGTGAGGAAGTTGGACGCCTTTGACAATCACCTGGCTGGCTCTTACGGCCGCTTCGGTGCCTTCATTGCCGTATCCGTAGAACGCCTTTGTGTTGTGGGAGACTCCGTCTATCGTGATTGATCCCTCTTGTATGCCTCCGTACACGCCGCCCTGCTCGCCTCCTTCGACGAAGTTCGCGAGGTCGGCATACGAGATTGTGCCGTCGTACAGGCCGAATTGGTTGATGCTGATCGACGGATGATAGTCGTGACTTCCGCCCATCGCGGGGATCTGCTTCTGGTTACGGAAGACGATCATTCCGCAGTTGTAGGTGTAGATGCCGCGGGTTGCCCTAACGGTTCGTGTCCAGGTCTTCCAGCCTGACGAAATCGCGATTGGCGTGATCTTCGTCACGCTCGTCGTCTTGCTGCCGTGGTCGTTCAGCGACACAGAGGCCGAGCCGAACGGCGCCGATGGATCTTCCGTGGTGTTGCTCTTGACCACAGTTTCCACGCGCTCCGTCGGCAGAGAGCTCCTTGCCGTGCCGGATTTTGGCAGGTATTTCGTCACGCGCCTGACTGTGTTGAAGCCTCCCATGCCGTTCGGCTGGTTGTCGACCTCGACGACCTCGTTCACGCCGCCCGGCGCGACTGGCTCCTGGGTGGTAGCGTTCTGCGTGCGCTTGGTCTTGGTCGTGCTTCCGGCGCTCCCGCCCCCGCCAGTCGCGCGCTGGGTCTCGTGCTTCTCGACGACGATCGTTCTGTCCGCCGTCTTTCCGTCCTCGTTCTTCCGGTAGCTGACCGACTTGCGCTTGTTGACCTCCGCCGTCTGCGGATGCACTGTGCCGATCTCCTCGACCTTCACGCTCTCGACGGTCGTGTCCGTCTCGACTGCGGCCGTCTTCTCGCAGCCCTCGGCGATCTTGATGCGCCGCGTGTCGGGAGTGAACTTCTCGACTGTGAGGTTCTTGAGGTTGCCTGGAGTCTTCTCGATCGTTCGCGTTTCACCGACGTCGATCGCCGCGCCGGTCTTGGCCACGACCTCGGCCGCAGTCAAGTTGCGGTGCGTGACCGCGGCGGATGTGCCGCGCAGCGTCTTGTGCTCGATGGTGCGCGCGTCCTCGACCTTCTTTTCTCTGGTCGTCGTGTCGGTGACGTCGTAGGTGTTCTCGTCGGTCTTCCGGATGGACTTCTGCTTGATGATGCCGTCCGCGGCATCGTCGGCCTCCTTCGCCGGCGCTGTCGGAACGTTCTCGAGCTTCACGTCGCGATGCTCGAAGATCGTCTTCTGGCATTCGCTGCCTATCTCGCCGGCCGGTTCCTTCGTCGTCTTCTCGACTGTGTTGTTCCAAAGCTCGCCAGGCGTCTGTTCGCTGCGCCTGGTCTCGCCAACTTCAAGCCCGCTGCCGTTCAGCGGATTTGCTGCAGACCTCTCCGTCGTCGACTCGACGGTTCCGCGAAGCGTCTTGCGCCAGACCTTCACGGCGCCCTTCACGTTCTTTTCGGTCGTGACGCGGTTTAGGATGTCGCTTGTGCAGTCCGGATTCTTCGTGACCTTGCGCTCAACGAGAACGCCGTTCTTGACGCTCGCCTTCTTGCCGGTCGAGGCGACGGCGTTCGCCTTGACGCCGAGATGCTGCTCCTCCTGGCTCAGCTCAAACGCAGTAACCGCGGTGTCGTACAGCGCGACGTCCTGTTGCACCGTCTCGCGCTTCTCGACGATGTAGGTGAAAAGCCCTGTCTCCCGGTCGCGCGTGAAGCCCTGGATCGAATACTGGACGCCGCTCGACGACTGCGGCAGCGTCGGCTGGTCCGCGACGTCCCAGTAGTATTCGTGCGTCACGCGGTACTTGCAGCCGTTCTCGACCGTGTAGGGTCCGTCCGCCGTGCCGTCGCCCGCCTGGACGAGCGTCCAGTAGATCCGCACCTTCGTCGACTCGGTGCCGTTCCACTTCTCGCCCGGCGCGGTCACGTAGGACGCCTCCTTCGCGTTCCAGCCGGGTGAATCGAAGTGCCACTTCTTGTGGTTGATGATGAAGTCCGTGACGCCCTCGCGCGTCTTGAGGTACTGGAGGACGAGCTGCGCGATGTCGGACGACATCGGCGCCGACTCGTAGAAGAGCGTCATCGACTTCACGGCCTTGGACCACCGGAAGCTGTGGCTCTCGGACATCTGCCAGAACCAGGACTTGATTATCGTCTCGGCCTTCTCGTCGTTGGTCATCTCGTCGGACATTGGAATTGCTCCTTTACCTGAATCTACCCGTCCTTACCCGCGTCTCGCCGTTGCCCTCGTGGTAGCGCTCGATCAGGCGCTCGAGCTCCGCGTCGGCCGCGGCCTTCGTCTGGTACTTGCCCTGGTCTTCCGTCAGCAGATCAGCCGCAATGAGCCGCGTCAGGTACGCGGCAAATTCGCCGCGCACGCGCAGCGGGCGCCATCGTCCCGACGTGTCGAGCTCGGGAGCGGTCTCAGCGGACGCCGCCGGGATGTCTTCCACGCACTGCCATACGTCGTGCGTCGCCGGGCGGTACACCGCCGCGCCAGATTCATACTGCGTGCCGCTCGTCCAGTCCTCGAACGTCACCGCCGGATACTCGGGGATGAACTTGACCCATACGCCCTCGGGCGCGGGCGCTGGAATGATAACGCCGAGCTCGCAGAGACGGCAGCCTTTGATCGGCGTCGCGTCCGGATTGTAGCGCGGATCCGCCGTGTAGGCGAAGCGCGTAGTGTCTATGCCGAACGACTGCATGACGGTCTGCTCCCAGGGCTGATCGAACGCGACGAACGCCGCGACCTCGCACGCCTCGAGCGGATCCCATCCGTCCGCGACACCAGGCTCGCCCTGGGCGCTTGCGTCCACGAGTCGCCAGTACCGAGAGCCGTGCCACACCTCCATGCCGCGCGAATAGTGCTGGTTGGCCATCCAGTCCGGACGGTACCGGCGAAACTCCACGCGCTGCATGAGCGGAAACTTCTCCGCCGCGAGAGTGTTGAGGCCTTCCGCAAGCGCCATCCCGGCGAGGACCTTCCAGCCTTCCGGGATGGACACGGTCGCGGGATCGCGTCCCGCGAGCCGTGCCGCGTTTTCGAGTATCGTGCCAAGCTTTGCGTCGTGCATGGACTAAGCCTCCCGTTACCAGGTGCCTTCCGTAAGCTCGGCCTCATCGACGATCTCCCAGTCCTGGGCGAAGATCATCGCATGGAACTCCGCATCGACCGGAATCGTCGTCTGCGGCGCGGTCCATGACGTGCCGTTGAACGTGTAGGTGTAGGTCGTGCCGTTCTTCTTCGTGTACGTGAGAGTGTAGGCGCCGGTTTCGGCGTCGGTCACGACCTTCTTGATGTAGCCGCCCATCGTCGGACGCTTCGCGACAGATCCGTTCTGGAGGTTGTCGAGAATGTATGCTAATGGCATTTGTAGGTCCCTTTCTTTGGGTTTGTTTTTGGTTCAGTGCTGAATTACTGTGGATTGCACGCGCCGTCGACGCAACCGCCGGGATTGCAGGATCCGTCGGGACATGCGGCAGGATCCGAAGCGGACAGCGGCGCGACCGTCGCGGTCGGAGTAATCTTGGTATCGCCGAGCTTGCCCGAAAGCCAGTCCGCGCCAGCACCGAGCAAACGTTCGGCCGCACCGCCAGCGGCGGACGTTCCGGCGTTGCCCTTGTTCACGGGGATGTCAAGCGCGGTGTCGGTGTCGGTCGTGACGGTCGGGGTGTTCTTCGGCGCGTTCGACATCGTTTCCGTGCCGCTCGTCTCGTTCGCCTGGGCTTGCGAAACGAACTCTGCGCCGTAATTGAACGTCGCACGGCCGCCATCCTCAACGATGTATGTGACGTGCGTGTTGGCAGTCTGCGCCCGCTGTGCCGTCGGCTGCTCGCCCATCTTGCACCCTGCCATGCACCCGGCAAGGACGACGAACAGCGCGGCCATGACGAGCATCGCGCACGCCTTCTTCGCCTTGCCGCACTTGGCGGCGACCTTTGCCTTGCCCTTCGCGACCTTGGCCGCGACCTTCTCCTTGATCTTGTTGACCTTCATGATGTCCTCCTGTTTTGTTGTTTTGATTTGCGGATGGCGTTACTTGACAATGGCGTCGATAACCTTGTCGATCATCGCGTCGTCAACGTACTTGTCGATCTTGGAATCGCACTGTTTGTTGACCCCATCGAGTTCATCAGGGCCGAGCACCCCGTCGGCAAACGCGCCGCAATACGCGGCAGTGACTTCCGACACGTCATTGGCGATGTCGAGGACCTTCGCCTGGCGCTCGTCGAACTTGCGCTTGGCAAGCTCCGCGTTCATCGCGTGAATGCCGTTTTTTAGCGTCTCACGCGAGACGCACTTCTTCACGAACCACTTGAGTAGTGTCTTCATGTTGTTTCCTTTCAGTTTTTGTTTACTCCGAAGGCGACGAGCCAACGGAAATCAGATTGGGCGCGGCCTTTGTCACGCCATTGAAACCCCGCTCGCCGAGCGCGCCGAATACCAGTGCAAGCACGACGATCACAAGAATGCCGATGACGGCCATGACGAGCCGGTTCAGAAGCTGACGCTGATTGGCACCCTGTTCCTTGGTGGTGTTGAAAAGCGTTTTGATCTGCTCGCTCTGCGCGGCATCGGCCTTCTGAAGCTCTGTTATCGCCTTCGTGTTTTCGCGCGTTACATCGCGCAGGCGAGCAAACTCTTCTTTCGTGCACATGCTTAAATTCCTTCGTCTGTTAGTATGCGAGACACTGCGCAAGGAGCTCCTCGACCTGCTCGTCAGTCCAGCCGAGCAGAGGCTGGAGCACGGTCTTGCCCTTGATGAAATATTCGTTGTCCTCGCGGAAATCATTTGCCGCAAGATAGAGATCGTAAAGCCCCGCCTGCTCGATGTATGTCTTGACCTGCTGCCAGACTCCGGCCTTCATCAGCGCCGCAACACACTTTATCTTCGAGAAAGTGCGCGGTTGCCACTTCGTCTCTTCCTGCCGCTGGCGGTATCTCCTGGCCCATTCTGCCGGATCCGGCATGCTTGCGTGGCAGAGAGTGGCCGCAACGACGAGGGCCGCTATGATTATTTTCTTCATGCTGCTATCTCCATTTTGAGGTTGTTGTAGATACTGTCCATCTTGCGCAATAGACGCTTGGAATCGCCGAGTTCGGCGCAAGAGCGAATCGCCTGGTAGCTTGCGTCGAATCGCCGCTCGCTCTTCTTGCCGCGTCTCACGAGCCGAGCAAGCCGACGAAGCTTGCGATAATTGCCCTTGATCTTGGCGGGGTCGCGGAACATCAAGACGCGGCCCGTGGCAGTGGCGACAAACTTGAACCCCAGGAACATGACGCCATGAGCCCCGGTCTTCACCAGTGTCTTTGCGACATGGAGCTTCATGCCGAGTGGCGCCAACTGTGAGTCGATCTCGCGGCGAATCGCCCCCATGTCCTCTTCTGGCGCACCAAAAATGTAGAAATCGTCCATGTAGCGAATGTATATCTTGCGGCGCATGCGCTCCTTGATGTAGTGGTCGAGCTTGTTGAGGTATGCGATACCCGCAATCTGCACCATTTGCGACCCGGGATTGTATCCGGTGTCGCCTTTGTACTGGCGGTCGAGCGTGCGCATTGCCTCGCCGGCCGTCCAAGGATCGCAATACTCCCTGAACATCGCGGCGGTGACGTCGTGGCGCATTGAATCGTAATACCCCTTCACGTCGCAGGCAAGGATCTGAAAGCCGCTGGTGTTGCCGTATTTAATAAACGCCCTGTGCATCATGGCCTTGAAGAGCTGACGCGCCGCGTCCGTCCCCTTTCCCTTCTGGCAGGCCATGTTCGCATAGATGAAGTGGCGCACCGTCTGCGGATATAGCGCATTGTCGTTAAGCGAACGCTGGCGCACGCGGTCGCGGAACGAAATGGCGAGCGCGGTGCGAACCTTTGGGAATGTAATGTTCACGACATGCGTTAGCCCTTCGCGATATTTTCCGCGCTTCAGGTCGCTTGCCAGTTTCGCGATACGGTCGATGATGTGGCGCAGGAACACCTGCGTCGAATACTTCCAGCCGACCCCTTTGCAGCATTTTAGCGCCGACCGATACAGCGCTTCTTCGCTATCGACGAAATCTTTAAGTTGGACGGCGCAATAGGCGGATGGCTCGCTTGCGCAAGCGTCCGCCGTCGCCGTCCGTATTGTTCGCCTGCCGTTTCCGGCAAGCATGGTGACGGACTCCCTGTGAGCTGGATTCGCGCGCCAATCTGGCTGTGCCAGACCTCTATTCGGCGAAAGCATAGCAGTCGGGAACGCTCGCATACGCGTTGCTCGCGTTGTTGTTGTTGAGATTGCCAGTCGTGTTGCCATTCCAGACATTGTATGAATTGCTCCGATTAGCAGACCGCAAGCGGAAGTTGACCGCCGAGCGACTTGTTCAGCCCGTCGCCACTCCTGGCCTCTGCCTTCGCCGCCTGCCCGTAGCGCGCCAGGTCGCTCTGATGCCATGCGGCGAGGTTTCGGTCGAGATTGCCTAATTTCACGCCAGCCCAATGCCAGAACTTACCCGCATTCACGTGATACTGTCGATGCGCAAGCGCGAGATAGGATTTCAGCAGCTCCACGTCGGCTATCGCGAACTCCTGAAGCGCAAGGCGCTCGTTCGCCTTGTCAGGTTCTTTGCGTGCGTCGATGGAATTGGCTATTGTGATCTTCTGGAACGCATCGTGCGCCAGATTCAATATTTGGCAAAGCGTTTGGTTTTCAAAATCGTTTTTCGGATTGAAGTGTTTAGGGTTTCCGATGATCTTTGCGGTATGTTCGACGAACGCGAGGGCGTCGCACCAAGCCTGGAGCGGCGTCGCCTTGTGTTCGTAGTTCATGCCGGAACCCATGTCGTCATCCTTTCGTTGTTTTTGCCCGCCTTCGCGCAAGCGCTCAGGCTGATTGTGGGATTACCAGATTACACAGGCGGGAACGCTCGCATACGCGGAGCTCGCGTAGTTGGAGTAGAGATAGCCAGTCGTGCTGCCAATCCAGACATAGTAAGAATTGCTCCGATAAGCAGACCGCAAGCGGAAGCCGACCGCCGAGCCGTGGTTTGACACGCGGAACTGTCGGCGCGCTGCGCGGATCCTGCCGCCTGTGGTCGCGTTTGATCCGTCGTCGTTCGTGATGTTCGAGTAGGAGCTCCCGTTCCAAGTGTAGAACATTCCGGTGTCGTATGCCTGATAGACCTTGCCCGCCTCGCCCGTCGCGGGGAAGTTGGTGTATGTGTCATATCGCGCGGTCGGAATGTTGTCGGCAACAAGCGCACCATAAAGCAGGTTCTTCCAATATGCAAATCCGCGGCGTTCGTAGCTATTCACGTTGCCAACCATTTCGTTTCCAGAGGGAAGCCAGAATGTGTCGTATGTGATGTCGATCGCGCTCAAGTCCGTGTTGCTGTTGCAGTAGGATGATATGGCTACGGTCTTCGCAACGGCGAGAAGATTGGAAGAGCATCCGCGCTTGTAGCCCCAACGAGAGAACAGTGTCGATCCAGGAGAGACTTGCCCGACGTGCTTCTGCGTCCACCATCCGCCTTTCGCCGCGTCGGAATTTAGGTATTGCCTATAGGCCGAATCACGCCAGCGGTTGTGGCCGTAGCGAATTGCGGATTTGACGTTCGCCTCGCTGGATGGCGAATTGTGGCTAAGGGCGGTCTTGAACACAAGGAAGTAGCCGCTTGTCGGGATTGTTTCGCCAAGCGTAGTGGACAGGCGCGCAAGATCGGCTTCAAGCGTGTCCAGCGTGATCGGCGTCCAGTTTGCCGCGCCCGTCCAGTCTCCTGCCGACTCGACAGCGGCCGAACACTTGTAGAGCCGCGTATCGCCAAGCGCGGAATCGTTGTAGTAGACGAGATCGTTTGCGGCGTATGTGGCTGCGGTGGAAAACGCGGGGATCGAGCCGCCGGAAAGCCGCCCAACCGCCGCGTCGCACTTCGACGCGTCCCAGTCGCCAGCCGTTTTTGCCGCCTTGAATCGCCAGAGCTGATTGTCGTAAACTACGTATTTGCCGCTTGCGTAGGAGGCTTCGTCGTCGAACGTGGCGACGATGAAGCCGTAGTAGTAGGTATTCACTTGCGCCGTTACGTCCGTCGAAATGTCCTGGTTGCGCTGGTCGAACACGGTGTCATAGAGCGTTGCCCACTTGCGCTGGCAAACCGCGCCGACATGCGCCTCGTTCAGCTCGTTTGTAAAGACATCAACATCGACGACGATGAGCGGATCGTCGTATACTGTTCCTTCTTCCGAAGTCCACGTGTCGGGCAGTTCGATTCCGACGAGGTTGGCGCGCGCGGCGTCCGCGTTGCCGGCAAAGAGCGCAAGCGTCTCCTGCAGCGAAGTGAAGTTGGTGACGACCGAGACGTCGATATGGTATGGGTCGTAGTAGGTGAAGGTCGTCGCCGCGGCGGAATTTGCGACGCCTGTCTGCGCGCCTGCCGTGATATGCGGCCCGAAGTGATCGCCGCCCTCCCAGTTGTCCGTTATTTCGAGGTAATACTCGAAGCCACGCGGCACTGTAAACGAAACCGATGCGCCTTCATAGGCGGCTGTGTCGCGCGGCGGGCCTGTCGGAGAATTGCCTTCGTAGAGAGAGACGGTCTGGTTCGTCACCGTCACGCCGTCGAGCGTTTCGGCCGACACGGCAATCGAGACGTAGGAATCGACCGCGTTTGCGATGATGTCGCCTATCGTCTGCGTCGGCTTGTAGGTGCCGACGTAAAGCTTGCCAGTCACCTGGTCGCAGACGCGCACCACGTTCGCCGCCTCGTCGATGTAGAACGTGACAAGGTAAAGAAGCTGCGAAGCTTCGATCGCGGACGTGTCGAAGTAGACGTGTTCGCTGTTGGCGTTGATTGTCGCCAGACGCGAGTTGATGGACGCGACGGTCTCCAGCGCATTCGTGAGGCGGATGGTGGTGATTGCCTGCGCGGTGTGGTTGGTGAACTGCTGGTAGGAAGCGGCGCCGACTTCGCTGGCCGTATAGGTCGGTTTCTGCGCTGCGAGCGCCCATTCGGGGACGGCGTTTGATATAGCTGGGGTGATGTCAGTGACAAGTGCGTAGTCTACGTATCGCGGCCAGCCGTTAACGTAGACCTCGTGTCGCCCTCTGTCGCCGATAGTTGTGAACCCGTGCTCAAAGTCTACGCTCGCATAATCCTTGAAACGGACAGGGTTTCGGAAATAGGTCTCCCCGGCTCCACCATGCCCCGCATAGTCGTCTCCAATTGTGATGATTGGGTCTACGCCTGTCATGTCGACGGCGATGCAGGGGACGAATCCGGTGCCGTGCCAGTCGTCATCCCATCCAACCGCGAAGATGCCGTTCGACAGTGTGACTGTTCCGCCGTTGCGCGAGAGCGCATTCATCGCGGCGTTGCTGACTGCCGCATAGTCGCCTGGCGTCGGCGCTGTCGCCTTGATGGTCGCCACGAGCGTGGCGTTGCTGGTTGTGTAGTTCACGTCAGTCTTGTCGGCCTTGTTGTAGAGCGCCGCGGCGACCGTTGGCGAGCCCATGAGGTTCGACACGCTGATGTCGGTCCCGTGGAGGTTTATCGACCGATTGAGCGACTTGTCGTTTATCTTCACGTCCAGCTGAACCGCGTTCATCGCGCGGTTCGAGACGGATGCATAGTTCCCCGGCGTCGGCGCCTTTGCCTCGATGGTCTCGACGAGCGCGACGTTGTTCGTCGAGAAGTCGGGCGGCGCATCGAAGATGACGTTGGTTACCACGCTCGGGTTGGCGTCGAAGTCGAGGTCGTTGACCGGCACGGTCTGCACCGTCGCCGCGGTGGCCACGCAGGCGGCGAGCGCCGTCACGACAGTCGCGCCGAGCCTGCGTCCCAGCTCCCGCACGGCCTCGCGCAAATCTGGAATGGTGTTCGTCTTCACGTCCAGATCTTCGAATTCGCTGTGCTTGACGTCTCCGCCAGAAGCGAGCGGCCTGGTCGAAATGACCTTGCCGCCCGGATAGAACTCGCCTGCGTCTCGTCTCGTGTCCATTTACCTTGCCTCCACTCCCCGAACTCCGGTCCGGCCGATCTCGGCGTTCTCGCCGAACTGCGTGTTCATCTGGTTGAGGGCGTCAAGCCACTGCTGGTAGAGCATCTGGCTCCGCTCGCCCATCTCCGCGATCGCGTCTGGGTTCTCCTGCTGCATCTGCTGGTGCCACTCGAGGCGCGCGGCGTAGTTCCACTTGCCCTCGGTGTCCATCTGCGGCAGTATCCCCGCCTTGATCTTGACGAAGTTCTGCTCCTCGTCCGCGATGTCGTCGCCGCGCAGCTCCTCGGCCGTGCGGAAGCTCGTGCCCTGGCATTCCGGGAACAGCTGCAGGAATGCGTTGCGCACGACCGGGCCGCGGTCGAGCTCGTTCTTCGCGTCCAACGGCGCAATGACCTGCCCGAGCGCCGTCACGCGGTCGATCAGGTCCTTGTGGTTCATGTTCGCGGGGTTGAACTTCAGCGTCAGCTGGAAGTCGCCGTCAAGGTCCTCGTGGCGGATGCCGCGAACGTCCGCCTCGCCCGTCACGCCGGCAAGCGCCTCGTCGCTCGCGTAGTCCTGCGCGGACTCCACAAGTCGCCTGTACAGCTCCGCGAACTGGGCGAGCATGAACGCCGTGAAGCTGCTGTTGCGCGTCGTGACGTCCGTCTCGCCGTTCGAGAGCCCGAGGAAGGCGTAGAGGTCGTCGCGGATCTGCTTGACCATCTCCTTTGCCGCGGCCGGATACGCCGGCGGCTGCATGAACGCGAGGTCGTCGTTCTGCCCCATGTTGGCGACGCCGAACGGCTCGATCAGGACGTTCCGGACGCGCGCGCCCTTCGCCTTGACCATCGGAAGCGAGCCGACGATCGCGTTGTCGTTCGCGAAGTCCTTCAGCTCCTTCGCGATTCCCTGGTCCGGCGAACAGAGGTGCGCGAGGCCGCGCGACGCCAGGCAGTTGTTGGCCAGCACCTCGCGGCGGAAGAACACCGTCTCCCACTTGCCGCGGCGCGACCTGACGACGCGCTTGCCGAAGGCGCTCCCGTCCGCCAGCGACAGCACACTCGCCCAGCGCGTCGTCTCGCCGTCGTCGCCGACTTCGGTCGTGTAGGCCCAAACGACGTTGACGAGGTTCTGCATGTCCTCGGTGTGGCTGTAGTCGCGCTGGTCGTAGAAGTTCTCGCCCTTGTGCAGCAGCGTCTCCTCGACCCAGGCCTCGTTCCATTCCTCGTTCGCCGCGATCTCCCTGAGCTCGGTCTCGGTCATCCAGTCCTGGCGGAAGAACGGATCGGCATAGTCGAAGTCCTCCGTCCCCGCGGGAATCATGAAGTCGTCTCCGAAGCGCAGCGCCTTGATGTCCGGTCCCTCCCACTTCGCCGCGACGCTCAGCGCCTCGCACTCGCCCTCCTCGGCGAGCGCCTCCAGGATGTCGTCGACGTCCTCCTGCCTGCAGCCCTTCACCGAGACGAGAAAGGCCTCGGCCTCCTGGAGCGCGTTCAAGTCCTCGCCCGCGACTGCGAGCGCCCACATCTGCGCCGCGGCGTCCTCCGGCACGTCGCCGCGCGACGTGCGCCAGGCGGTGAACTCCGTGCGAAGCGTCTCCGCGTCGAGCGTGACGACGCCCATCGTGCGGCGCACCTTCCAGCCGACGTCCATCGCGCCGACGGCCGGCGTGTCGACGAGCGTGTACCTCAGGAGCGCCGCGACCTGCACATACCACTTCGCGCCGAGCTTCTGCCGGCACCACTTCAAAAGCCGCCTTATAGCCCCGGCGCGGCGCGTGCCGTCCGGAGAGCCGTCGCATGCGACTTCCACTTCGCATGTGTCGAGCGCGACGGTCAAAAGCGCAAGGCACTCCTGGAAGGCCGTGTCGCCCCACCTCACGCGCTGGTCGCTCGCGCCGTCGAACGGCCATGCGAGCTCGTCGTCCTTGTCGGTCCTCAGTCCGTTCGGCTGCTGGTCCTTCCATATCTGGTTGAA